CATCTAATGTGCATCACATGGTATCAGATCATAGATCAATAGAACCAAATCATGTACATAAAGTAAGTCCAGTTACAGGATTTAAGGGTTATAAAAGACGATGAGAGCAAAAGAATTTATCTCTGAAGATGCCCAAGGGCGTACTGGCAGTATTACGCAAGATGTAGCACTAGCACTGCCAGGCGCATTCAAAATTCCTAAGTTACAGAATAATGATCCTTATAAACAATACCGTTTTGGTGTAGCAATTGCAGGGGCAAAAGGTCGTGCTCAACGCAAAAAAGACGGTGTTCCAGATTACGAAAAAGAAAGTATTTTTGGTGAAAATGAAATTGTAGTTAGCTATGATCCTAATGTTGAAGAATGGATTGATGATGCTCTACAATCAATGGGTATGAGTTCAAGTGATTGTGTTCGTATTGCTACTCAACACAGCGAAGAAATGCCAGACGTAGAAAAAGTTAGTCCGGTAACAGCATTTAAAGGTTACAAAAGAAGATAAATGAAAAAAATATTTGTTGTATTATTACTATCGATATTATCATCTACTGTATTTGCATGGAATCAGCGTGTTCCTAATCCTATTCGAACATGTCAAGTATATGCTCAATATGGATTTCCAGAAAGTATCAAATCAATACAGTTTATTTGTCGTCAAGCATATCTAGTTGGCTATGATGCCGCTGCTAAAATACCTGAATTTGTAATGTATAAACTCACACCTCTAAATTCATTAGGATGTGTTGCTAGATCTAACGCATTTGCTGCTGATCAATCTATTTTAAATGGTGCTACCCCAGCAGATTATGCGGGAACAAATTATGATAAAGGACATATGGCACCCGATGGTGATATGTCTTGGGATACACAAGTACAAAATGAATCATTTTTAATGACTAACATGAGTCCGCAAGCTGCTTCATTTAATCGTGGAATTTGGAAATTACTTGAAACTTCAGTACGGGGATGGGTTATTCAACATAATCAATCATATACAATCATTTCAGGTGGACTATACAATCAAAGTGATAAAACTATTGGAAAAGGTGTAGTTGTTCCTCATGGTTTTTATAAAATTGTTATTAATAATCAAACTAATGAAGTTGCGGGTTGGAAATTCCCACATGTAGCACCATATCCTAATCTTGGGAATGACCTAACTAAGTTTCGTGTTTCAGTAGCACAAATAATGCAGACAGCTGGTGTTAAATATACTTTTCCTACAACTATGATAGAACTAGCTCCTGGTAAAGAATGGACAGTTGATTTTGCTAAATTAATTCAATCAAAACATGCTAAATGTGGTGTAAATGCAACCGATGACTAAACAATACAGAATTACAACACAAAATCTAACTCAATCCAGCGATGATGATTGTTATCTTGAGCCAGATGATCCTGTTTATCAATTATTGATTGCCAGTCACATGGGTGGATTAGGTAGTCAAGCAAAGTTAGCTGAATACAACAGAATTACAGCAGAAAGACAAAAGGCTAAAATATCGCCTGAGCTTGAATATGCAAAATCGACAGGAATACAACCTGGAACTCCGGCATGGTATGCGCTGTTTCCTAAAAAGTAACACATTTTAAAGTAAATACAACATGGGTTTTGATTCACATTCACTGGCGAAAGCGCCATATAAACAACAAGTATACACAGAACAACAACTTCAAGAATTTGCTGCGTGTGCTGATCCAGTGACTGGTCCAGAATACTTTATGCGTAATTTCTTCTATATACAACAGACAGTTGGCGGAAGAATATTATACAAGCCATTTGAATATCAAGTACGGTTAATTGACACCTATCATAACTATCGTTACTCAATAGCCATGATGCCTCGACAGACTGGCAAATCAACCTCAGCCGCTGGATACTTACTGTGGTATGCGATGTTTATACCAGACTCAACAGTTCTAGTTGCTGCCCATAAGTTTGACGGTTCACAAGAGATTATGAAGCGTATTCGTTTCGCATACGAACTTTGTCCAGATCACATACGCGCGGGAGCCACTAATTACAATCTTGGCTCAATAGATTTTGAAAATGGAAGTCGTATTGTGTCGGCTACCACCACTGAAAATACTGGTCGTGGTATGTCTATATCATTATTATATTGCGATGAATTCGCATATGTGCGCCCTAATGTAGCTCAGGAATTCTGGGCTTCAATCAGTCCAACGCTAGCAACTGGTGGATCAGCAATCATTACCTCTACGCCTAACAGCGACGAAGATCAATTTGCGTTATTGTGGAAAGGCGCCAATAAATTAGAAGATAGTCATGGTAATCCACAAGATTTAGGTATAAACGGATTCAAAGCATTTCGTAGCTATTGGCGAGAGCATCCTGATAGAGATGATGCATGGGCCCAATCTATGCGAGCACAATTAGGCGAAGATCAATTCCGTAGGGAAATGGATTGTTTGGGCAGCGAAGCATTGCTAACATTACGAGATAAATCAGGGAAAGTGTTCACTAGTACTATTGGTGAACTTGAAACAATTTTAAAGTGTTATACATAATAAACTAAATAATGATATGCGTAAACATATAACTCACAATCATCATATTATACCTCGTCATGCTGGTGGAACAAACGAACCCAGTAATTTAATAAAGCTTACTGTAGAAGAACATGCAGAAGCACATAAAACTCTGTATGAACAATATGGGTATTTAGAAGATAAATTAGCTTGGAAAGGGTTAGCGGGGTTAATGGATACAGCAGAGATTATTCATACATTACAATCGGAAGGTATGAGAGGTGAAAAAAATCCTATGTACGGCAAAGCAGCACCAAATCGTGGAGCAAAACGGCCTGGTGTTGGAGGTCGTAAAAAAGGGACAGTATGGTCAGCAGAAGAACGAAGAACTAAAGAATTAATGCGAGAAACTGAAGAACATAAAGATAAGATGAGATTAGTTTATGCTGATCCTAAACGCAACAAAAAAATAAGTGAAGGCAAAAAAGGTAGTGTGGGCGCAGCAAAAAATAAAAGATGGTTTAATAATGCCACATATGAAAAATATTACACTATAGGCGAAGAGCCAGAAGGATGGACTCGTGGCAGACTTAGTAGAAAATAAATTAGGATTGGAAGTATTAACCGATACAGGTTGGAGTAAATTTGAAGGTGTACTCAATAAAGGTATGCGACAAATTGCTGAATTGCAACTAACAAATACAACTATTAAAGCAACACTAGACCATGATATATTTACACCTTTGTTATCAAAACTAGCTGTAAAAAAATTGCGACCGGGTATGGAAATTCATACCAATACAGGAATACAACGAGTAGTTAGTGTCAAACTTGATGGAACAGAACAAGTTTATGACTTGTTAAATGTTGAAAAAAATCGCCGATTTTACGCTAACGACATTCTGTGTTCTAATTGTGAATTCATTATTAATGATGAAACTTTAATAGCACCTGCAAAATTGATAGATTTAGAAGGTATTGAGCCTACGCATCGCACAGCACAAGTACGGTGGTATAAACAACCACAAGCAGGTAAAATGTACTGTGTAGGCCTTGATCCTTCTTTAGGAACTGGCGGCGATCCAGCTGCGATACAAATTTTTGAAGCTAATACTACAGAGCAAATTGGTGAATGGAAACACAATAGAACACCAATTCCTGAACAAGTACGCATACTTGCTGATATAATAAAGTATCTTTACAGTTTTACTAAAGATGAGCAGTCAATATACTATTCAGTTGAGAATAATACTATTGGAGAAGCAGCACTTATATCAATAGAACAGTTTGGAGAAGAGAATATCAAGGGATATTTCCTATCAGATCCTACCAGAGGCGCAGGTAGATATCGCAAGGGTTTCAATACTAGTCCTAAAAACAAACTTACCGCATGTGCTAAGTTAAAAACTATGATTGAAACAAATAGAATGAAGTTACGAAGTCGTCCTCTTATATCTGAACTTAAGACATTTATAGCAAATGGTGTCAGTTATCAGGCAAAACAAGGATCAACTGACGATTTGGTTATGGCTACTCTACTAGTTACTCGTATGATGATCCTATTACAGACATATCACCCAGAGATGGATACCCAGATGCGTGATCATGGAGAAAATATTCTGCCTCCATTGCCATTCATTGCTGCGATGTATTAACATAAATAATATCTATGACTCAGCAAACTCCATCCAAAGTATTATATGATTTATTGGTTACTAGAAATTTTAACCCTACTGCTTTGCCTGGTGAAAAAACAGATGGTTCATCTACAGATGTATCTTATAAATTTGACTACAAATCACAGACTGGCAAAGACTATGGTACAGCAGTTGCTATGATAAATCCAGAAGGATTAACTCTTTATTTTGGAAATAATCTAGGCAAAGGTATGGATTCAAATGACAAAGATGGTTGGTTTAACTTTCTAGGTCAATTAAAGAATTTGGCAATGATTAATAGATTAAATGGATTTCATATTCAGGATCTAAGTAAATTAAAATATAGTATGCAAGGACAAGCAGCAATCAAAGAAGGATTATTTGAAAGCTGGGTTGGCACAAAAACTCGTTCATGGAATGGTATTGAAGCTGAAGCAAGGCTAATGATTAAGCACAAGCGTGTTATTGGCGAAAATGATGCTCGTTACCGTTATATTGAAAGTTTATTTGTGGAAACAGCCGAAGGCGAACGATACAAATTACCATTTACAAAATTAGCTGCTGGTCGTGCTATGGTAGAACATGTACGACAGGGTGGCAAACCATACGATGTTCGTGGCAATCACATTGCTCAAATCGTAGAAGAAATGAATGTACTAACTAGATTTAAGCGTGCCAATCAAGGCAAAATTTTTGAAGGCGTAACTGCTGAATTAGTTGAAAGCGCGGGCACATATTATGAAAACTTACAGAATAATTTAAAAAGTTTAAGTACACATGGTGGATATACCAGATACTTTGAAGCATGGGATCCAGCAGCTATTACAGACGAAGATGTCATTATTGAAGATTTGCGTCATATGTTTATTGAACAAAATATCGACTCACGAGTTGAGCAAGCATTGCCTTTACTGGCAAGATTACAAAAGGAACAGGCAATGAAAGAAGCTAATATATTTGAAAGTTGGGCAAATCTTATTCTTGAAGGCACAATTGCATTGCCCGATACAAAAGAAAAACAGGCACAACTTATTGAGCTTTTAAGTCAAGAATTGCTGGTGGGTCCTGACGCTATTAATGCTACAGAGCAACTTGCTGATTTGTTCAACGATGATGAATTATTTGATAGATTAAGTGAATTGGCTAGCGAAAATGCTGATGCTGACGCACGAGATATTATATTACAAAGATTAGAAGAACTGAAAGATCATCCTGATGTAGCACAAGTAATAGGCCAATTAGCTAATTCATCTGATGAAGAAGTAGATGAAGGAGTTGGCAAATACATTGCTGGACTTGGAGCCGCTGCTGCAATTGGCGCAGGAGGTTATGGTCTTGGAGCACATAACTCTAATAATAATGGCTTTAGTAATCCACCTTCAGCCGAATGGACTCAATCTACATCACAAAAACAAAAACCCGTAGCAGCTCCTGTTGCTAAAAAACAAGGTAATGGTTTTAGTAATCCACCACCGAAAAGTTGGACTAATGGATCAGGGGAGTCAAGACTAATAAACAAAAAAGATGATTTTGAAGAGGGGTCAGAAGATCCACTTATTCAATTGCGCCGCAGTGCTGGCATGAAAGATGAAGGCATAGGAAGATCAGCTGGAACAGCACTAGGCGCCGCAGCCGGGCTGGCTCTCGCGGGCGGGCCAGAAGATCCACTGATGGTATATACTGTGCCAGCTGGTGCTGATATTGGTGGCGAAATTGGTGATTGGGCTGAAAAGAAAATAA